TACTATTATCTCATAATCTTGCATAAGTGCTATACCAGATAATATACTACCTTTCTTCTTTATAGTAGGTTTTATGTTAAGACCCAATACTTTTAGCTCATTTATTAGTCTGGGTTCTGAGTTATCACATATAATTAAGTCTAAACCACATTCTGACTTATTCTTCATATATATTTGTGATGTATTCAATCCTTTTTGACCAAATATTTCTTTAACCCAAACTTTTCGGGCATTTTTATCTACAGATATCTTAATTAGGGTCGTTAAATCCTCAGAGAAACCAAAATCCTGTCCATAGCAAGTTAGTTCTGTAGGAATATAATCTCCTACTCTCCATTTTCTTATTATAGTACCTTCAGCTTTATTTAACCAACCTCCAAGTATTTGATGCTCGTACTTGTCTGGTCTTTTCTTTTTCATTGTCATAATTTGCTGTAAAAATGACTCTGATAGGTTATCTTTATTATCTCTGTAGTCTGTATGTATGTAAGTAACATCATTTAAGCTCATATTAGAGCCTCCTAAGACATTTTCTGACTGAAACCAACGTTTGTATATCCAATGCTCTTTAGTTGTCGGATTCATCACTAAAATAACCCTATTCTGTTTAAGCTGTGAACGTATAGAGAAGTCTATCTTATCAAATGTTTCTTCATCAACTAATTCTTCCGCTTCATCTACTACAAATGTTGTAATACCATTTAAAGATTTAAGTGCTGCTGTTTGATTACCTGATGAGGTTCTAATACCTTTAAATATTATAGAGCTACCTGTCTTTAAGTTCATTATCTCATCTTTAGTTATCCTAAAGTCTTCGTGAACCCCCATTAGGTTAATCTTCTCTATAAATTCAGGTATAATAGATGTATGTGCAGATATCATCGTATAACGTGAGAACAAAACCTTATGACCTTTCTCATAGGTTAAGTTAAGTAGAAATACGTTGATACTAAATGACTTACCAGAACCACGACCTCCAGTTACAACAAAGTATCTTGAAGGTTCTTTAAATAGTGGTATGTATTTATTGTGTATGCTTAATTTACTCATCCTTAGGTGTTACGTCTATAACCTTATCTTTAACCTTCTTACTTATATCACTATCTCCAAAGAAGTTTATAATAGGAGCTTTAACAGTTGTCCCTGTGTTATCTTTATCTTCTTCATACATCATATCAGTAAGTAGTTTCATATGATTGTAGCTACCTTCTTTAGCTTTCTTAGCCATAGACTCAAACATAGCAACTTCACTACCAAATACATTCTTGATAGCTTTCTTTGCATATTGTTTCTTACGACTCTTCTTTGCTTGGTTAATTGCTGGTTTATTAGACCTTTCTCTTTCAGGTATAGGTAACTTAGGTATAGATTTCTTCCTAGAGTTACCCTTTCTGCCATCAGTTGGCTTTATCTCTTTGCTGTTCATAATAAGATAACTATTTTTATGTGTTTTGTTTTATCATAATAGCTCTAACTTCCTTTATAGTATTATGTATTGAGTTCAATCCTATTTCTGTTGCTTTTTGTATTTGCCTCAGAGAAAGTCCATCAACGAAGTAAATTTCAGCCATTTTTCTTTCGTAATCATTTAAATTATTAAACCTGTCTATAAATGAGTCAATTCTTTGTTGCTCTAAACAGTCTCTTTCATAATCATACTCATCGCTAGTATAAACATCTTCAATTTCTAAATGATTAGACGGAATCATCTTCTCGTAGCTAAACCATTTAATCTTGTTTGACTCACTAAGGTATCTAACATTCCATTCAGTACCGTGAAACTTAACACCCCTAGCTTCTTTATACTTCATATAATCCCTTACAGTACTAATAGACACTTTCTTTTCATTACAGAACTGTGAAAAAGACTCATAAACCCTACCTGTAGATAAGCATATGCATCTTTGCTTTCCATATACTTTATTAGTCCTACCTACACCTTGACCTCCAGAGTCTATATTAACTAAATTACCCTCTCCTTTACACCTTCTTCCGTATAACTTTATTAACCTCTTCTCTTCTGACTGAGCTTGCTTAGGTGTTAGACCTTTCATAATAATATCTATCTCATATCCGTGCTTATTTACATAGCTATTCCAAGAAGAACTTCTACCTTTCCTATCCTTAGCTCTAGTCTCAACACCTATACCTACGTAAAATATCTCTTGAGTTTTAGGGTTTCTATGCAAATAAACGCATTTACCCCTGTCTCTAATTTCTTTATTCTTTTTGCTCTGGTATTTTCTATTTGCCCTCTTTTGTGCTTCGGTCATAACTATTCTGTGTTAGTGATAATCTCCATTAGTAACTCATTAAACCTCTCATCTTTAATAGCTTGGTAGTTATTCATAGCTTTAAATATACCTGCACAAGCTAGATACTGTTCTTCTTCTTCAGCTATTTCTAAATCCCATTGACATTCTTCTAATGTTAAAAGCTCTTGCTGTAAGTTATACTTGTATATATCATAGAAAGCATCTATAACTTCTTTATCACTTTCTCCCTTGTATTCTGATGTTATCATTGCAGTCTGTTTTTAATGTTAATAATGCTTTACATTCGTTGTATTTCTCTTTAGATTCATCTCCATACACTTCTTTAAACAATGTATAGACTCTTCTTGTGGCTGAGAATGGTGTTTTAACGCCTTCTAAGAGCTTTCTAGCATAAACCTTTCCATATCCTTTACAATACTTAATATTGTCTGCTGAATCGCCTACAATCATTTGTGTATAAAAGTTAATAGTAGCTTCTTCTTCTGAAATCTTAGATAATGTTTTCTTTTTCCAATGGTAATCATAAAACCAGCAAGGAAATTGCTTATAATCTTTATCTATTGATACTATAATAACAGAATCTACACCACTCTTGTCAGATACTCTTTTCCATAATGTAGCTACAACATCATCTGTTTCTACTCCTAAACCATAATGAGATTTATACTTTCTCTTAACTAAGCTATGTAATTTACCTAGTATTGGAGGCTTCTCTCCTGTTCTATTAGCTTTATACTCTTTAGATATATCGTGTCTAAAATTACCTTTAGAACCGTTACATACTATAAACTTATCTACTTCTACTTGCTCTTCTAACTCAGCAAATATCTTATCAAGTCCTTCTTGAAACTTCTCGTAAGCTTTATCTACAGTTAACCACTTCTCATCTGATTTAGAATCAAAGCAAGATGCGTAGATAAGGCTGTCTGCGTCGAATAATACTACCAAAACTTACCTAATTTTTTAGTTCTGTAGTTCTTTTTAGACTCTCTAATTGCTTTCGCCCATCTCTCATCTCTTAGTTGTTCGTCTCCTTCTCCATATGGATTAATTTTACTAAGGCAGTTGTCTGCTGGTTGCATTGTAATAGGGTTAACGTTCTGTTCCCAAAATCTGTAATCTGTTTTCATAATTATATAGTTTTATATTGAGTAACAAACATACAAAATATATTTGACATACACAACTTTATTTAACTAAAAAGCCTAACATTTTACTGCTAGGCTTGATTTTACTGGTAATTCTTCATATACCTTTCTAGGTTTTTAACTATTTTAGCTATGCAAGATGAGCAACTTGTAGTTCTTTTCTCGTTAGTACTAAATACATAGTTATATATTCCTATGACTCGAACTCTATCATCATAACTAATTGTAGAACCTTTATTAGCTAGAAAGTTAGATAGGTATTTGTAATCATCTTCTTTGAGACATCTAACATTTCTGTACTTAAATTCTTTATTAAACCTTTCCTTTCTTTCATCACATCCACAATCTTCTCCTGCTATAAACTTAACAACTTTATCTATACCAGTTGCTTTAGTTATCTTTGCAATAGTGTCTCCTAGCCCTTTAGATTGCTTCTCTACACTTTTCTTATGTGATTTGTAACCTTCTTCTACCTTAGCAGATTTCCATTGCTTATACTCTCTATAATCTTTTGACCTTTTGTCTATAGTGTTATAGTAACCTCTTTCTTCTAAATCTAAATAATATTTATCTTGTTTCATAATTTATATTTTATCGTAATCTCCGTTAAAGTAATCCATTAAGTCTTCTGACAGCTCTTCTTTAAGTATCTTTCTATAACTTTTAACTGAATTATGTATAGAGTTTAATCCAATACCTGCTCCGTTAGCTATCTGTCTTAATGATTGACCCTGCATATAGTACAAATCAAATAGTTGTCTATCGTAAATTTTCCAGTCCTTTACAATGTCTTTTATACTATTGCTTATAGTTTCTACAGAATTAAAGTGCGACTCATCAAAGTCATACTCTTCTAAAGTAACCTCTTCATTACCTAAATATTCACAAGTATCTAACTTCTTGTAAACTTTAGTTCTCCTAGATACCTTAAACATATTAAACAATACAGTCCAAATAAAATATCTATTAACAGTATCTTTGTATGATATCTGCTCTCTAGTTTTACCTAATCTGTCTAACCTTAAATACATATCTTGCACTAAATCTTGTGCATCATCCATATTTCCAGTCATACTAAAGGCTATTCTAACCCAATCATCGTGCTTTGTTGCTAATAATTCTAACATATTATATCTCTTTTATTATAATTTCTACTCTTGGTCTTTCTCTATCTATTTCTGTTGGCAGTACTGTTTCTTTTTTTACAAAGTCATCATTATCATCTTCCCAACAACCGTATTCTGTAATAGAGTCAAGTAAGTATTTACTAACTACAGATATTACATTCATCTTATCTAAACGCCTCTTAGAACCTTTAAACACTTTATAGGTAATCTCTACTGGTGTGTTTATTTTTAAGCCTTCTAAGTTGTACCTCATTAACTTATGATACATTTTCTTAGCATCGTTATTAGTTCTGTGATGTAAGTTTCTATATGTATTCATATTTAAAGAAATTCTTTTATCTTTAGTAGTCTTTCTAGGTAACATTACAAATAATGGAGATTCTATCTTATGTATCATATTTCCAATTTTCTAGACATAAGCTCTGGTAACACATAAGAATATTTAATTATCTTATCATTAGATTTAAAGTCTGTAGTCTTAGGGCACTCTATACCTTCTACAGGCATTTTAACAACAGCTTTTATATTCTTAGATATATTAAATACCCATACTCCTTTTTCATCAGTAACTACATAAAGGAATTGCTTATTAGATAATTGTGATGCTTGGTAGTTTTTGTATAACTTCATCGCTTCTATCAATTTATCTCTATAATAAGCTCTTCTATTCTTTATCTCTACTATGTAGTTGTCATCACTAGCATCGTAACTGCTATACTTGTCAGATACTAGCGATAACTTAGTTCCTACTTTACTATTTAAAAAATCTATAGTTAACTGCTCCGTCATTATAGGTGCATAGGTTCGTTAATAGCGTGTTTACCACCAAATACAACTGCACAACCGATAGCTGGTTTCTTAAAGTTCTTACCGTAAGCCATAGCATAAGATTTACTGTCTATACCACATCCTACTGCACAACCAAATACTTTATAATTAGCACCTACAACAAACTCTGTAAACATCTCTGTATGTCTATGACCTTGTACTGTACTCATCATATCGTCTTTAGCTTTCTTAGTAGCCCTACCTGACTCTCCGTGAATATATTGAACACCGTCATATACAAATCTAGTATCGTAATTCCAATTAGGAGTTTCTAATACTTCTCCAAATGATTTAACCCATCTCTTAGGTACTCCAGAACTAAATGCTTTACGAGATATAATTCTATCGTGGTTACCAATACATACATCTGCATTAGGGAATGCTTTATACCATCCTGCTAATTTCTTAATAGCTTGGTCTAATTCATCTCCTCCACCTAATCCATCAGGGTCTGGGTCGTGATAAGAGCTGTAATGATTGTCAATAACATCTCCAATAAATATAACCTTATTACAGTTATGCTTTGCGTAAATCTCTTTACAATGCTCTAGGTAACCATCTAAACAGAATGGTTCGTGTAAATCTCCTATTACTAATATTTTATCTTCTTTACCTACTAAGTAATTGTAAGCTTTTAAGATGTTTCCTTTTAATCGTGGTCTAAAATCTTTCATATCTAAATTTAATCAATTAT